TGAACCCACTTTTAGTCCTTCTTGAAGAGCATCTAATACTCTTCTACCTTTATTTAGTGCAGACAACTTAGGTGCAGGAACATACTTGCTTTCCCATGTTCTAAAATTGAATGTCACTGAAAATTTTAATATATCTGCAGACTCAGTAGATAACTCCATCTTCTCAAAGGAGACTGGATATGCTTCATGTATAGTGTACTCCAGTGAGGTCTTATCATCCTTTCTTAAGGTATTGATATGCACTGTTCCAATATAATCGTTGTAGAACTTCATAATAGGGTGTATACTATTACCCCTTTCAACATCTACTCCAGCACCACCGTATATCTCACTCTGCCATGCTTCAATGATGAACCGATCTGCAAAAGATGTATCACAAATGAATGACATTGTCATTTCACCACCATCGTCTGTTACTACACCGTTTGGAAGATTTCTAGTCATTCCATATTCAGACCAAGCTTGGGTTTCGAGTTTACGGCCTGGTAAAGAACATGTCTCTACTCTAAGAGCGTCAATGGCTGTACCAAAGAGTTTGGGACAATGAATGGATACAGAGAACATATTTGCTCTTGCACCAGTGTCAAAATTGTATTTGATTTCGTCTATACTTGCCATTAGAATTGTTTCCTGCTGTCGGCGTACACCGTGTTAACGTTAAATTTCTTAAATTGTGCAGTTGGTAACATGGACACTACACTCCAGTGTGATGGGTTAACCAATCTAACTTGACCCTTTATATGAGTGGTCAAATATCTTTTGATACAGGGTTTTGCATATCTCAATCCTGCAACACTTTGAATTAAGTCATAGGATAACCGAAACCTTGCTTCGTCCCCCATCTCTTCATTTTCTACTATAGTGTATAACTCCTCTAACAGTAACACTCTAAATTTAGGTGCAATGTAATGAAGGTTTATTCCATAGAACCCATTGTCAGTGAAATCAAATGGAATCACTAGGGGGAATCTATCAAAGTACGGCATTACATCACCGTATTTTGCATCGTACATAAACATGTACATACTACCGAGGATTGCATTAGGAACACTCTGTCCCTCTTTTAATATCCTACTAGGTTTTCTAAATTGACCTCTAGTCATTTCAGATACCGACTCTCTAAACCACTCTAGACTTTCCCCTCTAGTTGGTGCAGTGTCAGTATTAAGTATATTGGTGAATAGTCCCATACATTCTATTTATGGTTTTATGTCAAGTGGTCTTCAGTTAATATTCTAAAAGTTAACCCACGGTCTTTACAGTAATCCTCAGCAGCTTTGAACTTTGCTTGATTGACTGCATAGGTAGTGATCTCAGTGAGATATCTCTTAGTCTTTCTCTGTTGAGGTTTGGGTGGTAGACACTGTCTCTTGGGTTTAACCTCTACGATCTCACGGACGACCTTACCGTTGGTCTGTTGCATCTTAATATAGAAGTCAGGGAAGTATCTATGCACTCTCTTGTCTACAGGAGATATATAAGGTATGACTATTTCTTCGGAGTTCCATTCAATGATGGCACTGTTATTGTCACAGTAACGCATGAAAGTTCTCTCCCATAAAGACCGATAGAATATCTTTGTGGGGTCTCCTTTGTACTTTTTATAGTTCTTTGGTTTGAACTTACCTTTGTATGACATAAATAGAAGTGAACATAATTAATTACTACTATTTATAGAGATTCTAAATGGCCTCACTCAACAAAATACTTAATAAGATAAACAAAGCAAAGTCTGCGATCAACTCGATTAAGGGTATCTCCAGTAAGTTGAAGAGTTTAAATTTTACAACTGCATTGGATAAGCTTGGAGAACAAGCAGAGGAATCAAAAAGAGTTTTAGAGCAGAGACGAAGTTCTCTTGAGTCACAACTTGCAGCTTCTAATGGTGAACAAGCTCTTGCCAAGAGAAACCCATGTACTGCAGATGTAGAACTCATATATCCAGTTAACGATATATTAGATAACTACATAGTGTTTACATGTCTTGCAAGAAAGAAACGAGGAGGTACGAACGGAGTCAATCTTTTGAGTGAATCAAATGTTGAAATCATGTTATACGTACCCGATGGAATTTCATCTAGTTTAGAAGTTAGTTATGAGTCAAAAGGTAAGAGTGCTTTGGGTGTGATTATGAATGCTTTTCAAAAAACAGAAGGTGGGACAGGAGCTAAACTTAAGGCAGGTGTTAGTGCAGCTGGTGGTGCAATTAGTCAGGCAGGAAACCAAGCATTGAATGGAATGTCAGGTGGCCAGATGAATAGAAATGCTGGACTAGCCGTCAATCCTATGAAAGAACAAACTCTTAATGGTGTAGACTTTAGATCGTTTGAATTCGTCTATGAATTCTGGCCTAAGTCACAACAAGAAGCAGATATGGTTAATGAGATCATATACACTTTCAGGACTGCAATGTTACCCGATACATTTGGTTCGAACGAGGACAGTAAGGTAGAGAATTACTTCAACTATCCAAATAAATTTACAGCAGAGTTTGAAGGGCCAATTGAAAAAACACTAGATGGTTATCTAGAAATGGTTTGTACTAAGTGTGAGGTAGATCACTTCAATGGTCAGAAGTTTGCAGTATTTGAAGGTGGTCAACCACTTAGTACAAAGATGACAATTGGATTTACAGAGATGGAAATCATGTCACAAGAAAATTATGGGAAGATATCTGCATTTGCTCGAAATGGACAGACCTTCGATTCTAAGCATGGGGTTGTATAATGGCTAATAAATTATTCTCAAACTTTCCCGAGATTCAGTACACACTTAACACTGGTAAGATCGTTACAATTAAGGACTTCTTCAGGAAGGCCACTATAGAAAAGAGTGCAGTAACCAGTCTTATAGAATACACTTACTATGAACTATCTGAAGGTGAGAGACCCGATGTGGTTGCATCAAAACTATATGGAGATAGTGAACTACATTGGACATTCTTCCTAGTCAATGAACTAGAGAACTATTACGACTGGCATATGGATTCCCAAGTATTCGAAGAATATCTAAAGTCAAAATTCAAAGGACAGACTTTGTTTTCAGAAACCACAGGTGGAATTATAACATCTGCTGGCAAGTTTCTTGTTGGAGAAGAGATTACAGATTCCACTGGTGTAAAACTGGGACAGGTCATTAATGTCAATCCGACACACAAATCAATAACAGTTGAAGGTGGTGGGTTTGCAATCGATGATGTTGTGACAGGGTCTAACAGTGGTCAGTCTTTCACAGTTAACACGGTAGCAGATCATAGAGATTCAACATCCTATTATGAGAATGCAGATAAAGTCAAAAGAAACTATGGTGGTGCAGGGTGGTCTGAAATTTCACACTACACTCAAGAGTGGAACCTCAATGAGGCCAAAAGAAAAATTAAAATTATTAGACCCGAGAAGATTAGAAGGGTTATATCGGAATTTGAACGTGTGATGTCAAATGGCTAACGAAAAAATACAAGGTGGTATAATTGTAGAGTCTATCACTATTGTAAATCAATATGGTGATGTGGTTGATCTTGCGTTGGTCTCTCCAAATGTCAGACTCTATGAATCGATATATAACAAGTTTATCACTGGTGAGGTTGGAGTGGTAGACGGCCTTAACCTTTTAAAGAACTATAGATTCACTGGACAAGAGTCAATTCGAATCTCATTCTCACAACAGGAATTTGAGGGAGAGAAGTCCTCAAAGGATGACTCGATTGATAAAACATTCAGAGTGTATAGTGTAACCGATCTTGATAGAATTGACCAATCTACACAAACCTATACCCTTAAAATTTGTGACCCAAGAATGTTTAGATCAAGACGACACAGAATTAGTCAAACTCTTAGAGGGTCATATACTAATATGTTAGTTGGTCTTGTTACCGATGAGAAACATGGTCTTAACATTCCCAAAACAGATATCGATTTGTGGGACGAAACCACTCCCGATAAAATTCAATTCATAGCACCCAACTGGTCAATTGCAAAAATAATTGACCACTTCACATCACAAGCATCAATTGGTAAGGACACTCATACCAAAAATGGTATGTTCTTTTATCAAACACTAAACGGTGGATTTAGATTTGCGAGTATAGACACGATGACTACACAAGAGTTTCCAATATCGTTTTCATATATTCCGAGAAGTGCAGACAGTCAAACAGGTGTTGATTTGAATTCTCCAATTGGCCTGAACACACAGATACTTCAATACAGCAAACCCCAAATGTTCGACACACTTCGAGGAACCGTTGGTGGTGCATATGCATCCCTAATGAAGTCATATGACCCTCTACGAAAACTGGAAGGTGATATTATCTTTGACCTTGAAGAGTCCCATGCAAAGGGAGACCACGTTTCAGGACACCCCATGGTAATGACTGGAGAAAACGAAGTCACCTACAGAGCTAATACGATAACCGACCCGAATGAATCCCCATCATATGATGAGATAGATATAGACCTTCCTATTAATGAGGCATACGAGAGTGTAGTGTTGTACACAAACACCCCCAACCATGACTTCGATAATTCAGATAGTGTCGGTGCTGATGACACTTTCATAGGAGATGTGTTTAAAGATAATGCAAGTCTTGAAAGACGTGCATTGATAGAGAACTTACAACAAAATCGTATCGTGGTAACCATTCCTGTAAGAACTGATTTGTCAGTAGGAACAATAATCAACCTCAGTCTTCCTCAACCTGAATCACAACATGATCAAGTAGATACATCGGACATACTAAATGATGACAGGTATTTGATTGTAGAACATTGTGTTAATATCAACCCATTAACTAGAAAGGGTACATCGACTATAGAGTGTGTTAAACAAAGTTACACTAAAAAGGTTAAAGACCATAGGCCTGCATCTCTAGACGCAAGTACAACATCGGGTATAACATGATGAAAACATTTTATGGAATTGTTGAGGATAGACAAGACCCACTTAAAGTAGGTAGAGTTCGTGTTCGTGTTCACGGAATTCATTCCGATGATAAACAATTAATATCAACCCCCGACCTTCCATGGGCTCAAGTGATACTACCGACTACCTCTGCAGGGTTATCGGGTTTTGGTACACAACACGGTCTTGTGGAAGGGTCTACGGTATTTGGATTCTTTAGGGATGGGGAACTATGTCAACAACCAGTTATCATGG